CCATTTCTGCTTCAAATTCACAAGTATATGGATTGTTTCCATCAACTCTAGATTTAATATATTCAAAGTCTACATCATCATCAAACCCCTTTTCATTATCATATTTACTTAAAAGCCACTGTGGTTGATAGTCGGTGGGAATACTCATATTACCATAATGACTATACAAATTTGTTCCGCCTGCACATTCATCTGGAGTATTCAAATAGACTACAGCACCAAATTGAAATTCAGGTCCCGGTTCAGACTCCCAATAATCTTGGTGAGGCATTATCCCTAATGGCTTCTCTTTTAAAGTGTCATCATTTAAAACATTGACCATAAAAATCTGATTGTCCCAATTCTCACTAAATTTTTCTTCATTAAAGAGTCCGAAGTAATTTTTACATAGATGCCAATATACATCCTTTAGTTTTTCTTTTACTTCGAGCGTATCTTTAATTCCTCTCGGCCCAGGTAATCCACCAGTCAATTCAAGCGAATCGTTATGCTCTAACGATAAAGCAAGTTCTCTAATTTCATCTGGATTCTTGTAGAAATTATCAATGATAACGGCCCTCCTATCTTTAATGTCAGTGATTACTTTTATATCCATTTTTGTATTTGGTTCAAACATTATGGATTTAAGTGTATAACACTTCCCTTAATCGTGTGAACTCCACCAGATTCATCTAGTTTTGTACCAACAGTAGATATATCTGTATTGCCTAATATATCAACTGTCCAGTTTCCATCAATAACTGTTGTCGCATTACCTTTAACGTGCGTCTTGTAATCTCCATCGACTGCCAAATGACAATCTCCATCGACTGTTACGTACATATTTCCACCTGGACCAGCACCAGGCAACCCATTTACGTTGGGCTTAACGTGAACAAAATCATCTCCTAGCGTTATTCGATAATTATCTCGTTGTATTTTCGTGACTTTCGTGCCTGTTTCTCGTATCTCTTCAAAAGTGCCCGCTTTATGCCATCGCATCATTCGTTCGTGGTCTACTGTATCATCCCACTCTTCTACGTGCCCAGACTCCGTTCCACGCACGTGGTTGAACGGATATAGTGCATCGAATGGATTCTCTGGCTCATCCCACGTATCTGCAAGTGCTTTATACACTCCCTTATCTTCTTCTCGCCCACCTTCTGTATCGAGTGGTGTAGGCTTAGAATCAAATTCTTCTCCTTTAGGTGGAGCCTTAAATGTTCGTCTTGCTCGTCTGTGTGTATCGGGCTCAATTAAATGAGTTTCTTTTGGGTATACTTCATTCGGGTCGTGAAAGCCTGATGGTTTAGGTGGCTCCATAGGATATCCCCCTAACGTACCCATCACAATAGGCTCTTGACAGTTCTCACCATCTCTGAAGAAGCCAACTACCCACGTTCCCTCTACAGGACCGAGTGGAGTTGTTCCAATTCCGTTCATCGCCGCTGACGTAAGAGGTTGCATCGGATGTGCCCAAGGCAAATCTTCGATGGGTATACCCTCTGTAAGTCCTAGTTCTCTCTTTTCTGTGTGTAGTCCGGCGATACGTACCTTCATTCGCCCTAGTTTCATAGGGTCACGTCTATCTTCTACGACACCCGTAAACCAAATAAATCCATCAAATCCCATAAATTGCATAATATTATCCCCTCGCTGGTATTACTATATCTGGGTCACCAAAGAACCCATCTTTCATACATTCTAATGTCATTACATATCCATTATTTGAAATCTTGTGGTGTATTGCAGTCACTAACCAATTCCCAGTCATATACTGGTCCTCAGGAAGATTATGTGATTGAATATGTGTCGGAAGTGCCAATGTCACAACATCGCCAGCAAATATATTCGAGTCTCCAGGAATATCAAACTTAACAATATTCGCTCTCAATTCCATCTTCTTCATATCGTGTAAAGGATAATGACTCTTTTCTCCTTTATCGTGGATATCATACAAATAATTGTGACTCATAAAACCACTATGTTGCCATACATTAAAATCAGCAAATTGCTTTCCTTCTGGTCCGTTAAGACCAATTGTTTCAGCCATTATCTTATCTTTGGGTCCGTCATATATCACTTCATACGGTTTCATCCATTTCTCAAGAATATTATGTGCCAGTATAGATGTGCCATATCGGCCGTGGGTCTGTCCTTGAGCAATACTAAACCGTGCGGGTTCAGAAAAATTCTCCATCATCGCATCATCTACTACCATTCCCTTCTTATCAGTTAAGATTTTCGTGGGCATATTCTTCAACTTCAACACTCTCTGTGATGGTTTTGCTTTCAATTCGTCTATAGACATATATTTGAAGCCATCATTATTCTCAAAAAACATATAGTTGGACTCTCCGTTGGCCGAAACAGATTGGTTGGCCAAGAAATTCAACAATTGAAACGGATTCCAATTGGGTACCACTATATTTTTCTCGTGTAGCGTTGGTGATACAGTAAAGGATGCCCAATCAGGTGGTCCATCTTTGAACTCTAGAACATCTTTTCCAATATATTCCGCTATTTGGGATGCCGTCATCTTCAAAAATGACCGACTTATTTTTATTTTATTGTTCTTAACAAGATAGGGAGATACTATGCCTATATCATATTCGGTAAACTTAGGGTTCTGGGCTCCAGTTACGATTGAGTCGATATTCCATACTTTCTCTAGATTAGAAGATAATGTACTTACCACATTCTCTGTGAAAATCTCAAAATGAAACTTTTCTAACCCCGAACCTACAATACCGTTAGCCTCTACAAAGCCAGTTCCATCTTGGACTTTGATACTACCGAACATACAATTATTGTATATCGATTCCCATATGCTCAATTGGGTGATAATAGAACTAATCTCGGCTGATTTGCCCCGATAGTTCTCGAACATACAACTCCATTCCGACCGCGCCTTGGGGTCAAGAGTTTCAAATGTGTGACCTAATGCCATAATATATTACTCCTGTACTTGAACTTTAGTTTCTCTCATCCATTGATTAAATTCCTCTACTATTTTAGGAATATGGTCAGGCCTAAGTAGAACAACATTCCTTAATTTGTCATTTTTGTATAGTTCCCAATCTAGATTGGTCACCGCCACTCTATCGTTTTCTGGACTGTCTGTCTCAAATTGATTATATTCTGTATCTTCCCAGTGATGAATGTCGTATCTGTCTGCATATAACATATCAGTATAGGCATAGACCTCGCTTTCCCTTTTTATCCAATCGTAAAAGGGGTCTATTACTTTATTTATTGTACATATAATCCACCATAAATCTTGGTCACCATATGTGCGTTCTGCTAATAGTTCAGGAGTCATATCTTCTGTAATCTTTACCGTATAATAAAATCCTTCAAACTTTCTTACAGAGGCAAGCATATCTATTCTGTGTGTAATGTCAGATATGGTGACTCCGTTATATGTTAGTTTAGGAAGTGTAGTTGTATATTTAGCCATTAGTAGCCTCCAGCCTCTTTGATATCTTCTGCTGTGACAATTGCATTTTCTTTAAGATTAACTGTGATTTGTGTTTCAATAGGTGCTCCATCTTCATAAGCATTCCACGTACCTGTTGGAGTATAGTTAACTTCAACGGATAGAATGAATGAGTCTTTAATTTGAAATAGATGTGGATTTAATTTCCCACCGTACCAAAATTCTGCATTGACTGTCGCAGGTATACCTAATCGTCCTATGTTTCTCATCGAACCACCGGCATTCGAGACGGCTGTGCCAGCCTTTGCCCTTACAGCATCCGCTGCCGCCGCTTCTTCCGCGGCCTTCATATGGGCTTCCTTTGAACTCGACACAGGTTCTCCACCTAGAGGACCTTTTACAACAGGAGAAGAAAACTTTTTAAGAGCAAAAATAATCTTCTGGATTTCTTTTTGTTCTGCTCTGTCTTTAGGAGTCATTCTCCACGAGAGAGTGTGTGAGCGTAGCGTAGCGCCATCATACACTAATCCCATTTGCTGGTTCATAACTGAACCAAGATTCATTTTACCAGAGTTGTTTACGTTAGCAATTGCTGAAACGAAGGCTGCCCCCTCGTTTAGTGCGGCCGTGCCTGCTACTTTGGCTTGACTTCCAACCACTGACGCGGCCTTCATAAATGTATTACCAAAGCCCTTCATATCACCTACATTCGCATTCATCTGGGCTCTATTAAGCATCATATTGTCCGATTCTGTATAGTTCTGATTATATGCTGTAGATAGTGACAGAGGCATAGGTAGCCATATTTGAGCAATAAGAGTCGTAGTCAGTGCGTGATTGGCACCCTTTTCAATTTCAGGAGTTTTCATAGGAACCCAAGAATTGACTACTAGTCTTGTCCAAAAGTTACCTGCTGAAATATCATCTAAGGGGAATTTGAACGTCTTGGGTGCTGGTGCTTTTGGGCCCATCACCTCTACGGCCTCAAACGTATCGACTGCAGGCCCGCCTGCTGGTCCACTAGTTACTCGTTCAATGACCTTGCTATATCCCTTAAATTCGGTGGGTTCTCCAGCAAAATTCCTACCAGTTGGTCTTGCCATATCGATATCTCCGCGTATATGTAATAAATTACTCTTTGAAACTATTTATATAAATAGTTGTGATGGCTTATAAGGGAAAGTACAAAGTTAAGAATCGTGATAAGTATGTTGGTGCTGTCGATAAAGTACAGTATCGGTCGTCTTGGGAACGAAGATTTATGGTATACTGTGATATTACACAACCAAAAATCGTGCGATGGAGCAGTGAAGAACTCATATTGCCCTATGTGAGCCCAGTGGATGGTAGAGTACATAGATACTTTCCAGACTTTTGGATTGAACAAAGAGAGGCTAACGGCACTTTATCAAATATGATTATTGAAGTAAAGCCGAAAAAGGAGTGTGGTCCACCCAAACCACCAAAGACAAAAAATTCTAGAAGTAAATATAGATATTTAAGAGAGATGAAAACGTGGAAAGTAAATGAAGCCAAATGGAAAGTGGCAGAACAATTTTGTGCCGATAGAAAATGGCAATTTAAATTACTAACAGAGGACCATCTGGTAAGATAAGATATGGCAGTACAAGTAGCAAAGAAACTGATACAAATCGCAAAGGGCACCGAAAAAGTCGCTTCTGATGGACGTAAGTATCGTTATCTCGGCAAACAATGGGGCAGAATAACCAAGACTGGCAAGACTGGACAGATGGCACGAAGGGGCATTGGTGCCGAATTATCTGCATCAATCCAACGACCGAAGCGAATATCGAAATCCAAACAAGCGAAAAAATCAGTAGCGTGGTTCAAGACAAAAGTCGGTGAGTCTGCAAAGGGGTTTAAGAAGAAAGCAGTTCTGAAGCCAGGAAAGATGTATACATTCGGATATGATGCTAAACTCAAAGCAATCCTCCCGTACTGGGACAAGTTTCCTTTGATTATAGTGCTTGATGTATATAAAGATGGTTTCCTTGGCCTTAACTTCCACTACCTATCGCCTATTGACAGACAGAAGTTCTTTACAAAAATAATGAAGTTCTCTACTCAAAAGGGCGAACCAGAAGATTTTACAGATAAAGCAAGATTTAATGTTTCTTGGGATGCCGTGCGAAATGTTAAGCACGCCGACAAAATGATACATAAATATCTATATGGACACGTTAGAACGAGTTTATTAGAGGCGCCACCGAATGAATGGGAGAATGTTATATTTCTACCATATCAAAAATTTGTGGGTGCGAGTGCTAAATCAGTTTGGAGTAAGTAATGAGAGTATCAGAATTTAATAAGCAAATTATATCAGGAGACTTGGCACGGAATAATCTGTATTCTGTAGAGATTTTTATGCCTAGAGGCCATATGGCCGCCTTCGGGGAATTTTATACTGGAGCAGACGATGTAGGCACCCAATTTCTTTCTTATATGGCGAAAACAGTAACTATTCCAGGCAAAAGTCTGGGTACTATTGAAGCGAAACGGTTTGGTCCTGTTTATAAAGTAGCAAATGATATGATTGTAGACACCGTGTCTATGACGTTTATGTGCAGTGGCGATTATAAAGAACACCAATTTTTTGAAGGATGGATATCTGGTATTATGGGTGCAGTTAAGCCCGGAACAGGTAATAAATCAGGTCCAAGTCCGAATAGACAATTATATACATTAAGTTATTATAACGATTACATTGGGGCAGTTAACATCATTCCCCTTGATAGACAAGGCGGAGCGGCAGCAAATATTACTTTACTAGAAGCATATCCAACAAACGTTGGACCGATTGAAATGGCTTGGGGAGATGCAGGAGAAGTAGCAAACTTTACTGTGACTTGGTCATTCAGAGACTGGCGACATACTAGTGTAACTGGTTGGAGTGCAGACCCTGACAATCAAAAAACTGGCACTGAAGTTAAACAGAATATCAATCCTTCAGAACCACCAAACAAGAAAGACCGAGAAGAGGCTTATACATTTAAAGATGGATTCGTTCCTCCTTTTAGAGAAGCCCCAGGAAATGATGGCTCTAGAGTAGATGCGTACAAACAAGGCTCGGCTGATGGAACTAGGCTTGAAACTGTTCCACACGAAACTAAGAGGGCACCACATAAAGAGGGCAGTTCTCAATTTGAACCATTTTAGACCAAGTGATTATATAATAAAGTTTAACAGGAGATAATATTATGGCTTTACCAAAAATAGAAACACCGATGTACAGTTTGAAACTGCCATCAGATAAGAAAAGGACTATTAACTATAGACCGTTCTTAGTAAAAGAAGAGAAGATTCTCTTAACAGCAATGGAAGGCGCCAAAGATTTAAAAGGCGAGGAGTTCAAGAATGCTGTAAGAGATGTTATTATAAGAGTGATTGACAATTGTGTTGAAGGAAAGTTTGATGCAAATGTATTACCATCATTCGATACTGATTATTTGTTCTTAAATATTAGAGCAAAAAGTAGGGGAGAAGTAATTGAACCGTCCTTTACGTGTAATCAAGTGAATGATAAAGGAGAGACCTGTGGTCAGGTTGATGCACATCCCATCAAGATTGATGAGATAAAGGTTAACTTTCCTGATAAAGATTACTCCAAAGTGATGATAACGGATAACGTTGGAATACAATTTAAATTTTTGTCGGCCGATGAGTTGAAAGTCCACGATGCTGAAACTGACAGTATTGAAAAGATGTTTAAAATTATTGTCGATTCAATAGACTATGTGTTTGATGCCGAGAATGTTTATAAAGGTAAAGAAACATCTAAGGGAGAATTGGTTCAATTTGTAGAAAATTTACACGAAAAGGCGTTTGACCAGATTAAAGAATTTTTCAATAATCAACCAACATTGAAACACACGATTCAATATAAGTGTAGTAAATGTGGACATAAAGAACCAGTCACATTGGAGGGGCTGGAGGATTTTTTCGGCTTTGCATAAGTTACGATACGTTAGTCAATCATTATAAGACTAACTTCCAACTTATGCAACACCACAATTATTCGCTGTACGATTTGGAAAATATGATGCCATACGAAAGAGAAATTTATGTTAAACTTCTTTCTGATTGGCTCCAAGAAGAAAAAGCAAGGCACGATGGTGCCGGGTTACGTAGACCACAAACAGGTTAAGGATTAAGATATGTCACAAACAATGGAAACTTGGGGTAAAGTAATGGGAGCCGGGATGGCTCTAAAAGGTGGCATCTCCGGTATTAATAAGCAAATGCAGAAAATGTCTCCTGAGGGCCGTAAGAAGCGGATGCAGGAGAAAGAGGAAAACAAACAAAAGAAAGAGCAATTAAAATTAGAGAAGGAAGCCAGTAAAGAGTATCTCCGCGAACACGGTAGTCTACTTCAAGCAATGTCCGATGGTCTCCGTAGCAAATCCACACTAAGAAAAACTGAAGAAGCACAAGCAATTGCAATCAAGCAACATACTGCGAAGATGCAGAAGGAGGTTGATGATAGTAAACAGAGGGATGTAGATGATGCTCACGATGAAGCCGTAAAGGCGCAGATAGAAGGCACACATCTCCAAAGAGAAGATAACAAAGCCAAGGAGAAAAAACTTCAGAAGGCAATGGGCGGAGGAGATGAATCTCCTTCAATAGCACCTCAGAAATCGATTATGTCTGCTTCACCAGTTGCCTCAGCACCTGACGTATCAGTTGATGGCGAGAAAGTTGGTTTAGACGAATCAACTGCTATGTTCGTTACTGATGGTGGAGTTGTCGACCTACTGGCTAATTCCAACGAAATATTACAACTTGATAAAGAACGCTCTGCAAGAGAAATTAAAGCAGAAAGACGGGCACTGGAAGATAGAAGAGATGCAAAGATGCCCAAAGTTGGGGCTCCTACATTAATGAAAGGTGGTGATGGCGGCGATGATGATGGATTCTTCAGTAGTATGGCTTCAATGATTGGACCTTGGATGGGCAAGATTGCTATGGGACTTGGTGGTGTTTCGACTGCCGTTATAGCATTAAAGACATTATCTAATAAATGGTTCAAAACTAAATTTACAACTCCCGAAACTGCAAAAGTTGCCAAAGTCGCTAAAGTAGCCAAAGTCGCTAAAGTGGCAAAAGCCGCAAAGGGGGCAAAAGTTGCCAAAGTGGCAAAAACGGCGAAGGCTGCCAAGGCCGCCAAGGCCGCGAAAGCGGCGAAAGTTGCTAAAGTAGCCAAGGTTGCCAAGGTTGCTAAATCTGTTAAGGCAGCCAAAGTTGCTAAAGTAGCCAAAGTTGCGAAGGTTGCCAAAGTGGCAAAGGTTGCTAAAGTTGCCAAATCTGTTAAGGCTGCCAAAGTTGCGAAGGTTGCCAAAGTGGCAAAGGTTGCTAAAGTTGCCAAAATGGCAAAAGGGTTAACTCCAAAAGATGCAAAACGATTAGCAAAAATTAAACAAGCCAAAATAGCAAAA